CTGTAGCGGAGGAAATGACTTTATCAGTAGCCCAAGGGGATGAGCCAAAACTATCCTTCACGGGTACGGCCAGCGACTACGCAGCAACGGCAACCACTACCGTCAATGATGCTTCTCCGAATAACAATCCAATCACTGTAACCAATGTAGGTGCATTGACAGTTAACTCTGTGATCAAGATAGGCAGCGATGATGGTGCTGATAATACCGGGTTTCAAATCCTCAGCATCAGCGGCAACGATATCACTCTGAATGAGGCACCAACATCTGTAAGTAATGGCGACGCTATTATTCCTTACTTTGACCCTGATATCACAACCACATCGTCTAGCCTCATCAATGGTATTAGTGGACAGCTTAACTGGGGCGGTACTTCAGACTTTGAAATCAATAGTTTCACGCTAACAGTGAAGAACAACTTCAAGCCAGTGCAAGAGGCGTTCAAGGCAGCGGTTCAAGACTATATCCCAGGAAGACGGGATATTACTGGGGAGATTGTGATCACGGGAGCCAAGGACAAAATAAAGACCTTGATCTATCGATACAACTTTGACTCATCCAATAACATCGTGGCTCGTTTTGGCTCAACCTCTTCAGGCACCGAGAAAATGACAATCACGATTGCTAAACCTGAATTTGATTTCAGTGAGGTTACAGTACCAGAGGCGGAAGAGGTGACGATAAGTCTACCCTTCACCGCATTAGCTACAAGCGACACAGCAACAGATGCAGTTAGCATCGCAATCACAACAAACTAGAGGGGCAAGCCATGGCTAGGAAAATCAGAGTAATCGATGCATCGTTGAGAAGCTGGTACACACCAGATATCGACGGCAATTTGCAAGACCCAGATCCGTTCCAGGTTCTTATATCGCCCTTGAGCGGTAAAGACATGAGGCAGCTTAGAGGGTCATTGAAGCTAAAGGCTACAAGCCTTGAAAGTGATGACTTGATGCAAGCGGCTGAACGTCGTGAGGAAGAGCTTAAAGCGCTTATAGTTGAAAAGCATGTGCATGATGTTCGAGGGTTCATTGCGCAGCATGTGACAACGGGAGAAGTGACAGAACCCAAAACAGGTGAAGCGCTGGTCAAGTGTGTCCTTGAGGCCCATCCTGATGAGCTTATAGTGCTGCATGATATTTATGAAGCCATCATCAAGAATAGTACTCTTGACGAGTCAGCTAAAAAAAAATTGAACTCGCAATCAGATTTGCAATCAGTGGAGACGCCAGACGACAGGCCTGGGGCTGTTCCAAGTGTCGAGGTGCAGAGTATGCAGAGCAAGACCATCTCAGGACCCAGCGTAATTGCGACGGCAACGGTGCCATCCGAAGTCTTGGTATCAACTGGGCACCGGATCTGAATCAATGCCCATGGTCAGCGATAGGCGAAATAGGATTTGAAATGCTTAACACTTGGTCAGATTACAAGTCTTTAAACGTGCTGCCTTTTGGTGGTGCTGACTTGATGGAGCAACCTGCGTTCATCCTTGAAGCCTTCAAGACCATCGAAGAGGAGAAGACCTCGGCTGAACTAAGGCAGACACAAGACTCCATCAAGAGAGCACAGAGAAGGCAATAAGGATGGCTAAGACTGTAGCAACTGGCATCGTCTTGAGTGCCGACATTAAGTCACTCAAGAAGGGCATTAGTGGTGCAAAGCAGGTCCTGGGAGGATTCAGGAAAGCCTTAAAGGGTGCTGGTCAGGGCGCGTCTGGAATGGGTGCGGCCTATAAGTCTTCGATCGATACAATCTTCAAAAGTGTTGAAGTGTTCAAGGCTCTACAAGGGCTTATTACTGATGTGTTTGGGTCTTTTGTTGCTGCCTCAATGGACATGAGGAAGGAGAATGACAAGCAGAAGCAGGACATAAAGGCTTTGCAGAATTCATTCAAGGGTCTGCAGGCCATGCTTGGCGATTTCATCCTTCCTTTGATTCTCGGTGTTGCTGATGCAGTCAAGCCGTTAATCAAGTCTTTCAAGACATGGTTGAAGGTGAACAAAGATCTAGTCAGTGGGAAGCTGGTCGAGTATCTGACAACAGTGGCGACAACTCTGACGAGTGGTATTGCTCAGGCTGTTATCACGGTCATGCGAATCTGGAACGGATGGTCAATGCTCATCGATAGCACGCAAGCTATGTTTCAAGGGTTCTTTGCTTCAGCGCTTCAGGGCTTTGCATATCTTCGAGAGGGTGCTGCCAAATTCTATGAGGCTATCGGTCAAGAGAAAATGGCCAAGTCTCTAACGGATGGAGCACAGGCATTTAGGGACTACGCTGATTCATTTCAAGACGCGAGTGATCAAAACATCGCAGAAGCAGCTAGGACAGTTAAGGAGCTTGAAGAGCTTGAGAAGCAGGTTAGAAAAGTAGAGACCGCAATCCAGACCGGAATCGGCCAAGCTGGTGCCAGTGCGATGAAACGCTTTAAGCAGGACATCAAGAAACGTGCTGCTAATTGGGAAGAGCTAGAGGCCAAAAAGAAGGAACTTGCAGAGAAGGCAAAAAAGGAAAAAGAAGCAAGAGACAAGCTAATGGATGCCGCAGACGCTAAGGCAATGGCAAGAAGAGAAGCAGCTGCTCAAAAAGTAGCTGATGCAGAAAAGTCTAGGATAGATGAGCAAAAAGCACTTGTGACTTCTCTTGGTCAATCAATGCTTGGCAACCTAGAGACTGCATTAACTCAAATCGCTGACGGGTCTAAAAAGGCATCTGTTGCCTTTTCTGATATGGGCAAGACGATAATCACGGAACTCCTAAAGATAGCAGCGCAGAAGGCTTTGCTAGCCTTAGTCGATACCTTGTTCACCGGGGGAATGGGCGGGATGCTTGGCGGGGGCGGCGGTATCGCTGGGGCAGCAATGTCTCTTGCTGGCTCTGTTGCCGGATTTAGCGAGGGCGGTCCTGTTTACGCGCCCAATACAGGAAGAAAGGCTTTCAATTCTGGTGGATATGTTCCTGGGTTTGCTTCTGGTGGGGGCATAGACTCCGTAAGAGCAATGCTCACCCCAGGAGAATTTGTTCTACCTAAAGGCCTGGTCGATAGCATTAGACTCGGTAAGGCACCTCCTAAGGCCTCCTATGCTAACGGCGGGATGGTAGACGCAGGAGCTAGTCAAGGACCTGCAGCTATCAACGTGTCAATGAACACTTTTGCTGTTCCTTCGAAGGGCCAATTTAGAAGGTGGTATAAGTCAAGCGTTGCCCCTAACACGAGGAAGATGGGCAAGCGGGGTCAGCTATGACAATCTCCCAGGAGGCTATCGAGACCAAGTTCACCAATGCCTTTAATGCCGATAAGCCCTGCTTCATAGTTAAGAACATCCTGACGGGCAACGGGTATAGTGGTCAGACAAACAAATGGTATCGTCAAGCTGGTGGTGCCCTAACTCCCCCAGACTTTACATCAGCTGGCTCTGCTACGCTTGCGGATAACTCGGTTCTGCCGATTCGATATACCTACGATAATCGGTCAAGCGTATTCTCTAGCCCTGACTTAGCGTCGGAAAGCAACACAGAGTTTTGGGCACTGTACGCAGCTAAATGGGAGACACTAGTGGGTGCATCCTATTCGGAATATACGCAAGACTGGTATGCAGACGCGGTTGTTATTAAGGCTCACGGCTACGGACAAGGAAGTGGAGGAATGACCGCTGGCCTACCTGCAAATACGGTAGACCTGGAAATGGAGATATCTGCAACAACAAACTTTGCATCCACTTACAAGATTTTAGATGATGCTGTCTATTGTGATGACACGGACTCAACACGGCATCCATCCAAGACAGGTGTATCCAGAACAAACAGCGAGCTAATACCGGCGACTGGAAACTATCGCTACAAGATAAATGGTGATGCATTCTTCCGCCTATTCTTCCAGATAAAAGCCGGAGTCACTCCGACATTTGTAACGGCTCCTGAGATCGGTGAGGTGTTTGTGGGCGAAAGAATCCAGATGAGCAGGAATCAAAACCAGCCTTACATGACAGAGCTTTCATATGCTGATGGGTCCACTAACTTCGAGTCAAATAATGGCGACATAGTTCGGTATGTGAGAAGCAAAGGGCAGCGCAGATTCGAGCTGACCTTCAGCCCCACGGGTGAAGATTCTTATGGGATTGATGATGTCGAGCAAGTAAAGCTCTTGGCAAAAAAGACGAATCAATTCACTGAGCCATTTATGTATGTTCCAAAGCCTTCAAGCGAGCCAAATAACGCATACTTTGTGATGACCGAATTTGCTGACTTCAACCTTGAGGCAGTGGGACCCTTTGAGCGTTCCGTCACCTTGACCCTGGTGGAGTTGCCTCCTTATGTCGCCTATGAGGTAGGGTTCTAATGCTCAGTACTTCGGCAGCATGGAAAGAACAGATGGGCAAATCGGGGATTAGTCCGGTTTACATTGTAGAGCTTCATCTGTCGGATTCTGATGTTCGCTATTTTAGCACGACATACATTGACCTGTCAGATCTGTCTGCGCCTGTGCTCCCTAACGTCTCTGATGTTGTAGGTGTATCAAGCTCAATAGATGTAGAGTCTAGGAGCGTGTCTATTGGAGAATTGCACGTTCATTTTATTGATGATGGAACCATTAGAGAAATCGTCAAAGACAGCTATGTGTATGGAAAGAAGCTCGTGGTCAAACTTGGGTGCGCTGACTTCCTTCAGTATAGTGATTATCTAAATGTTGGTGTTGGTGTAGTCCGTGACATATCGCCTGATGAGGGCGAGATATCACTAGAATGCACAGACACGACAATCCTGCTACGCAATAAAGAAGTAGGACCAAGGTATTGGCTAAATGGCCATCCTCTTGAGGTTATACTTGATATCTTAAAGGCATCTGGGATGGATGCATCGTTGTATGATGCTACTACCCTGAACTGGGAAACAGACGCAACGAGAAGCCACTATCTAGTCAGCCGGTATGATTTAAGAATCAATCCACATGAAGGCAGGTTTATCTCAAATGGCGTAAATGACACAGGTCAGGGTGCTGGTGAGCTTATCAACGAAGTATGTGAGCTTATGTGGGGGTCATTTTCACCTGATGAAGACGGCATCTTTAGATTCAAGATTTACGATGAAACCAAAGCAGTAGACCGGAATTTACTCGAAGGGGATTGCGGCAGCATAAACCAGACAACTGCTACAGATAATTTATACAACTCTATCTCTATGAACGCCGGTGAACTAGCAAGACAAATAGGCAGAGCATCATCTGATGACGACAAATCAAAATGGGGCTCGCATACAGAAAAGTCAGCGACTATCGGATTCACTAAGACAGATACAACGAGTCAAGCAAACCATAACTATCTAGGGAACAACTCAGGCGAGAATGACTTAGAGGTAACAACAAATTGGTCTGTGGGCTGTTCAGGAATATCTACAGGCTTAAAGGTAGATGCATCTGACGGGCAACTTAAAATGCAGACGCTTATTCCTAATAGAGGACTTGATCCTTCAGCAGAAAGGACCCAGGTCTTTGCTGATGCCGATGGGGTAGTCCTGAAGGATTGCGCATACAATGGGTTTTCTGGAAGCAAGTTTGACCTCGGCACCATTGCCGTAGCAAGCAGGGTAGGTAAGCAAGTAGATTATCCTCATACATTTCCAGTTAAAACAAACAGGAACATATCCGCAAGCAGACCGTCATATCTGCTTATCGAGGGAGCAGCTACGAAGTGGCAAAGCATGGCCACGGTAAAGACACAGCCGACCATTGGATCCACGACAATAGTAGTTGAAAATGTAAATACCGGATTTACGGTTAATCAGTTCATCATCTTTGGTTCAGACTACGGCCCAACAGTAAGCGGGGTTCAGGTTGGCTACAGAGTAACATCCTGGAATTCTGGGACAGGTCAGCTAGGAATCAATACCGGGATATTAACAGCGGTAGCTGTAGAAACGCCTGTTATGGAAATCTGTGGACCTACAGCGGCAAACACAGAAATGGTGCAATGGCATACTGAGATCGTGAAATGCATCAGCGCATTCTCGTGGGGATATGGCTATCGCTACAGCTCAGGAATCCAGGGATACGGCACCCCCGTTTATGTTCATAATGAACTCGGCACATGGCCAGGTGATGACGGGTCTCTTGGGCCCTTTGCTTCAGGTCAGAGACTTCCCAAGTCGGGAGATATAGCGGTAACCGCAATCGGGGATTGCCCGACAAGAGCGGTGGAGGGCGATACCTACGAGTGGCCGTATGCAACCCTATACAATATGCGGTATCCTGAGCAGGTAGTTTATAGGTTTGAGGGCACATCAACTGCAATAAATACAAACCATTTTGGACAGCGGGGTTTTGGCGCTCCTCCTTCTGGTCGTGCTCAGTTTGGCACAGAGACCCCGTGGGGTTGGCGCTTCCACACCCTTGACCCGACACATAACGTTATTACAGACGGCCCTGTGGTCCCAGAAGGGCCAGATTCGATGTATCACTGTCTAGCTTGGGATATCACTATCTTGGTGGATGCGGTAAGCAGGAGGCTCGACCGATTTGCTAATGGATGCCCAAAGGTAAGTATTCAAACCCCGATAATTCATGCCGACATTCAGCTGGGTGATTTCGTTACAATCACTACCGACCTTTACAGCGCGTATAGTAAGAACGGGGCTGACTCTGATGTCGTGTTTGAGATTGTATCTAAGACGGTTGATGCCCTGTCTGACACGCCTGGGTGCAGCTTTGAGCTGGCCTGGGTGCGTAATGAGTCAAGCTCTTATTCACCTGCTTATTCATTCACGCCTTATGTAGCCCAGAGGGCTTACAATGTGCATATTAGAGAGGAAGTATTCGAGACAAATTCTAACAATGAAGACGAGGCCGTCTTGGACAATCTGGGCTATCCGGTGACGAGGTAAAAAATGAAACATAAAAGCTTATCAGGCGTGGCTCTTCATTACCCACTAGGACGATCTTCAGAAGGGTCTCTCGACCTTGTTGACGATGTTCAGTATGCTTACCAGATAAAGCTAGGCGCTAGCAGCATGTTCAATATCTCGACAGCCAACGGTGCTGAGACTGTTAGCCTAGGCAACTCGACAGACAATCCTAAAATACTATCCCCTGGAACTGGGGATGTGGGAATAGGAACATTGTCACCCTCTAGCCCTAATGGGAATCAGGTTGCCGTGCAGGTAACAGGGACATCTGTAGGTGTTGTTTTAGATTCGACCAATGGAAGCGGTGTTCCTTGGGAGATTCAGCATAACTCGGGTGACATGAAGGTCATTTATGATGGTGCCAATACTTTAGGTGGAGGCGCGAAAACTGCGATCGCATTAGATGCAGCCGGAACAATGAGGCTTGGGGCAGAGGTTGCAACACCTGCAGATCCTGGCTCAGGAAACGGCGGTTATGTCTATGTCAAATCTGATGGCAAACTTTACTTCAGGTCTAACGCGCTAACAGAAACCGACCTAACTGCTTCTGCTTCTGGATGGGATGGAACTTCAGGGTCAAGCCCTGCTCTTGGTGGCAACTTAGACGGCAACGGTAACAATATCGTCCTTGATAATGAGAAGGGCATTATAGATGAAAATGGCCAGGAGCAGATAACATTCCTAACCACCTCTAGCGCAGTAAACCAACTTGCGGTTACTAACGCAGCAGCGGGAGGTAATGCTACAGCAGCAACGTCAACTGCTCCCATAATAACAGGAGGCGGAGGAACCACGAACTGTGATCTTGCTTTACAAGGACAAGGCACCGGGACTGTAACCGTCAGAAGCAGAGGAACAAACTCGGGAACACTTAGCCTGAATAATGAAGGGAACACATATGCCGTAAATATCACGGTGCCTTTGCAAGACTACTTGACAGCAGATTACACACTTACATTGCCTGTAGATGACGGTGGGTCGGGACAGGTCATGCAGTCAGACGGCAGCGGAAATCTATCATGGGCAACACCAAGCAGCGGTGGAGGCTATACAGTATCAGCCAAGTCTGCAGGTTTTACGGCTGCCGTCGATTATTATTATGTAATCGATTCATCAGGTGGTGCTGTAGCTGCTGCCTTGCCTGATGCCGGAGCAACAGCAAGCGGCAAGACCATAGGATTCAAGGCTAGGCATGGGGCATCAAACGCGGTTACACTGAACAGGGCAGCGGGTGGCAATATAGATGGTGCCGCATCAAATCTAATTTTATCAACTAACATGGCAGCGGTTGAGCTAATCTGTGACGGCACAGACTGGTGGATTAAGTCTTAGGACTGAGGAGAAAAAGATGGCTTTTGATTTCACAAAACTAACAGCCGCAAAGGGCGACTACTACGACAAGACTACGGGCATTGGAGACAACACAGAGACAACTCTGATTGATGATGCATACATTCAAGGAAGATGTCGCGGGCAGGTCAGTTATTTCGAGTCAGATAAAAGCGGGAATATGAAGATCTATTTCATTGATCGGGATAATGAAGACAAGCTCATGCAAACTGTCGCCGTGACGGCTGATGTCCTGTCTGTGATCGACTTTGATTACTTGCTGCTAAGGTACAAGATAACATTTACAAGAACCGACACGCCCTACACGGGAGATGCTACGACCAAATGTGAGTGCAAGCATTACGGGGCATCGAAATGACAGATGCAAACGAAGTAGAGTTTGGGAATCAGGCGAGCAAAGTAAGACTGCAAGACGAGGTCGGCAAAATAAAGAACAGGCAAGGCGAGGCCTGTATCGAAGTTATCGACAATCAGAATGTCGGCATAGGCACAGACTCACCAGACCGAAGGCTGGAAATCCTAGATGCGAGCAATCCGCAACTTAGATTGACGCATACAGACAATACTGAATACGTTGAGTTTCAGAGTTTAAGTACAGGTGACGCTGCGATCGAGATGACTGACAGCAATATGTGGCTGAGGTCAGGCGATTCTAACTGTTATTTGATGCTTCAAAACACCACGACAGGCCAAACGGATTCAACTGTTCAGGGACTTACGATTAGCACTTTTGGTCTGAGCGCTGGAATAAATATGAATGGACCGGGAAGCACCCTGAAGTTTGGGGCCGCCGGACTGAACGCAATCACTATCGATGCTTCGAATAATACGACAGCGATCTACAATTTAACCACAAATGGCAACGTGACCCTCGGGGATGCCGGCGGAGATGTCCACACTCTTAATGGCACGCTTCAGTTTGCCCAAGAAGTTGATGCACCATCGGCACCGGGCTCAGGCGATGGCGGAATCTTCTATGTAAAGACTGACGGCATTCCATATTTCATCTCTAACAGCACAGCAGAAACAGCGCTTACGGGCGGTGGTGGTGGTGGAGGTGGCCTAACTGTCACGGCGGTGGCAACGGGTGACTCACCTGTCACGGGTGCGGTTGATACGGTTTACATCGTAAACTCTAGCGGTGGAAATGTTGAAATTGACCTGCCTGCGGTATCAGGAAACAGCGGAAAGACAATTGATGTGTTGCATAAAACCACGGGCAACGACTGCATTATTGACCCAAACGCTAGCGAAACAATAAATGGGAGTTCTACGTCAATCACAATGAGCGGTGTGGCTTTTCAGAACGTCACTTTAATTTGTGACGGAACGGAGTGGTACATTCGATGACTTATAATTATTTTCACAATGCAAAAAAATCCATCTTCTTTGACGGAACAAATGATTATCTGGAAATCGCTAATCAAGGGAATGGGGTTGCAAATCTCAACCCTAACAACGATGAAGCGTTTTCAATATCGGCATGGATAAAACAAGAAACCGTGACTTCCTACCGAATAATTTGGAGCAACCAAGAAGCCGGTTCACCCTATACCGGATGGGCACTGTATATAAACGCTGGTGAACTTGTGTTTCACGCATATGAAGACGGCGCAGCATCGCGATATATAACTGCAGCGTCACACAATTTTGCAGAAGTTGATTTAATGTGGCAAAATATCACAGCAACGTACAGCGGTAACTCAACACAGGGCGGGATGAAGCTCTATGTGAATGGGGCATATGTTACGCCGACGTATGCATCCGGGGGCTCAAGTCAGGCGATCGGAACAATTGATTCTGAGGCTCCTATCTCGATAGGTCGATCTGCATGGGCCTCGTATTTTTCAGGACACATTTGCAACGTGGGCTTTTGGAATAAAGAACTGAGCGCAACAGATGTACGGAATGTATACAAAGGAAGGGGAGCGGCTGTTGGTCCGGGTGATCTTAACAAGCACCCTGCGTCAAGCAACCTCGTTTCCTGGTGGTTAGCCGACAATCCAGCAGATACGTACAATGGAACAATTTACGACGAAAAAGGAAGCTTTAACATGACGCCGAATAACCTTGCGTCAGATGCGTTGATCGACTTAGCGCCTTAGGGGGAAAAATGGTTGGGTATATAATAAAAAACAGTGTCGATGTTACTGCGGCAATGTGGAGCGCCTGCCTTAATTCTGAAGACACGGCGCGAAAAAGCAATGATAAAACTTTAGTTCTTTTGAAGTTTGAGTCAAAAGATATTCCTCCGGTTTTTCAAAACGAAAGCGTTTTAACAGTGATTCAGGCGCAGGTTGAATTGGAAAAACCGCAGTGGGCACATGCTTTTTAAGGGCTGTGAGGATATAAAAGATGAAATACGCAATAAAACAAATATCAGAATTGCCTCAAGCGCTGGTGGGCTACTCGTCATCAAATATAGAACAATCACGAAAAAGCGTGGACGGCTCTTCTGTCGTTTTAAAACTCAACAGAGCGGCAGAAGAGGGCGAAGCAGTGATCGGGCATTCTGAAATGATTGCGCTCCTAGAAACAGCAGAATGGAACGCGGGGGTGCCGAATGACGTATAAATTAGGCGGAGCGCCCACACAAAAAGCAATTTGGTTCGATGGTAGCGCAGACCGTGCTTACTACACTCCCGGATCGTCGGGAATTGCAAATCTCTCACCACAGCCCAACGAAGCATGGAGCGTTTTTTTATGGGGCAAAAATTGCAGCACAAGCGCTCATAAGGTTTTTTGCGGACAAAGAAATACATCATCGCCGTACGAGGGATGGGATTTTGGAGTTAATCCAACGTCAGTTACGGGTTCTCTTTACGTTGACTTGCATAGCGATGTATCTGGACTTCGGACAATAACGGTGGCGTCAGGTGCTGGATTCAGC